TCAAAAGTCTTACGATGATTTACTGTAACCATCTTGTCAGACGCTTGTGAAAGAGAAAGAGTAAGAGTGTTTTTACATACCACACGAATTGGTGTCATACGAATATTGATTGACTTACCAAACTGGTGTGGGTTTGTGAACAAGAAGTAGTTATCTGTCACGTCACCATTAAACAATTCAAAAGACTCTTTAGTTTTTGCAAGAGCCCAAACCATCTGTCCACCTTTAAGTGAACCAGCAGTGTGCATTTCCATATCACCTGCCATTACATAATCATGGAAAAACTCAAATGCTTCTGAGTTCTGAACTGGGTTCCAACCTTTACCCACAACGTCCAAAACTGAACCATCAGAAGAACGAACAAGCGCCTGTTTGCCTGGCACTACAATACCAGAGGCAGTTGTCATATCTTCTTTATTGACTTCCCAATCAAGTCCAGCAGTTACCATAAATTGGTCTGGAGTCAAGTCTGCTGGGACTTTCTTACCTAAACCATGCCAAGGAACATCCCCAACATAGGCCATTTGTGCTTCACCGTTTACGATTTCAAGTTCGTGTGCCATAATATAATTTCTCCGTTTTTTCAGTTTGTATATACAGTATAGTCTGTTTTCACAACAATGTCAAGATGTTTTTGAAACATTTTCAAATAAATCTTTTGCACTCACAAAAGAACCATCTTCCAATGTAAGTTTGATATCAGGCAACGCACCAAAACCAAGGTGACGGTCAACAACCTTTACACCATTAACCTCAGTTGCAGTCCACATATCTTCCATATGTTTTTTGAAGTTTGCATCAATCATGATTAAAGCTCCTGTATCATTTGAATTTCTTTTAGACATTCTTCAAAGTCGGCAATCATACCTTCTGCCGCTTTGACTGCCTTTTCATCACCCATTGCCTTGTATTTGACAATGTTTTCTTCACAGGCTTTGATATATTCTTTGATACCTTCAATCATAATTTTGTTCCTTTTCTCAACTTACATATACAGTATAGTTGTTATCGGAACAAAAGTCAAGAGGTTTTTACAAGTTTTTTGATCTTTTTTGTGGCTTTTTTCATTCCCATCTCCAACTTCAGTTTGGATGCCCAATCTGTAAAGTTGCGTCCTTGCATATGGTCGTATTCGTGTTGAAATACCCTTGCAGTGATACCAGAGAACCCTGCTTGGTGAGTTTCTCCATTTATATCCATATAAGAGAATCTTATGGACTTTGGACGTTTGATGTTGAGGAATAGGTAGGGATAAGTCAGACACCCCTCAGTGAACATCTCTGTTTCTTCAGATACCCATGTGATTTCTGGATTAAAGAAAATAGTTGCCTGTTTCTTATCTAAGTTTGTATACATGACAAACACACGAACAGGGACTCCACACTGATTCGCTGATAGTCCTATGCCGCCTTTAGCGCCCATAGTCTCTACTAGGTTATCATAAAGTTCCTGTGGTGTCAAGTCATGGTCTTGTTTTAATTGTTCAAATGTAATTGCCGGTAACTCATATTTGAGCATCGGGTCTTCTGGTTTAATTAAATTATAAATCATGCCGCAATCCTTGAGAAATTTTTCACCTTTTCAAATTTAAGTATACTTCTGAACTTGTCATACAAAGTGTCACCTTTGTGTGAGATAACAAATACATTCTGGTCGTGGAACGTGTTCAGAATTTTTAAGAAGTCATCAGTTCCAGTTCCATCCAACGAGCTATCAAAAATCTCATCTAAGATTAGAAGGTTTGTGTTCGTTGAGTTTTTCATCTTTGCAATGGCACGCCAAGTAAAGAGTAGTGCCAAGTCGATTCGCATCTTCTCACCTTCAGAAAATGATGCATATGAGAACTCATCACGAAAGCGTGATTTGATTGTCTCATTAAAGTTTTCGTCCAAGTTGAATTGAACAAAGAAGTCCATAGAAGACAGATAGGTATTTACCAACTTGTTCATAATTGGTAGATACTGTTTTACAATCTTTGTCTTAATGCCTGAGTCCTGTAATAGTTCTCTTGCAACATCAACATAAAATTTGTCTTCATTTAGTTTGGACTTCTGTTCATCAATCAGTTTAATTTGTCCTTTGAGTTCCGAAAGTTTTTCTTTATCCTCATCAGATACAGAACCTCTTTCATAGGCCTCAATGTCCTTTTCTAATTTTTCATTAAAGCGTTCTAGTTCTTTGATAGATGTGCGAACCTTTGCAATGTCCACATCATAACTACGAACCTGTTCAAGTGCTTGTAAAATTGTATCTAAACGTGATTGTTCTTTTGTTTCTAGTTTTTCAAGTTCTCCGATTGCTGTTTGGATTTCTTCAATCTTTTTGGTTCTTGTTTCAATCTCGACTGTTTTGGTTTCGTCTGTGATTGTTTGTTTACAAGTTGGACAGTTCTCGCTGTCCTTGAAAAAGTTGATCTGCCGTTCATGTTCTCCCCTTTTGTTAGATAGGGCAGCCTCTGTCTTGCTTAGTTCACGAATCTTCTTTTCGATTTTTGCTTGTTCTTCTGCATCAACAGTGAGGCGCACCTTTTGTTGTTCAAGTGCATCCACCTTTTCTTTCTTTGCAGTTATTGTCTTTGTGTTGTCATCAACCTTCTGTTTGTTTTCAGATATAATTGTTGATTTGTTTTCTATAACATCCTTGATAAACTTCTCTTGTAGAATAATCTTTTCCTTAGTTAACTCATACTGATATTCTACATTACGAATTTCATCACCCAACTCTTTATTCTTACGTTTAAGTAAGAAATTCATGAGTGAAAAGATTTTAATATCTAAGATATCTTCTACAACTTCTCTACGTTGTTTGGCAGGAAGTTGCATAAAAGGAACAAATGTTGACGAACCCAAAATAACTACTTGCGTGAAAGAACGGTAGTTTAACTTGAGTATTTGTTGTTCCAGATGTTTCTGGTAGTCTCTTGCATTTGCATCTTGGTTAATCATTTGTTCGTTAACGTAAACTTCAAACTTGTTTGGTTTGATTCCACGCAAGACACGAACATCTTTGCCACCAACAGTAAATTCAACTTCAACAACTGAACTGCCACCATTGACAGAATTGACAAGTTGTTTCTTACTGATTTGTCTGAATGGTTTACCAAATAAACCAAAACACAATGCGTCAAGAATGGTTGACTTTCCAGCACCATTCTCCCCAATGATAAGTGTTGTTGGATTTCTATCCAACTGAACCTCTGTAAAGGTATTTCCTGTAGACAGGAAGTTTTTCCATCTTACATACTTAAAGGTAATCAATTTATAACTCCAAATCACTGGCCTCTAAGTAAAGGCCTTTCATCATATTAGTCAGTCTGTTTTTATCTAACGTCACATCTAATTCATCAATGTAACGTTCCAACAGAGTCATAGTGTCTTCTGCATTTTCTATGATTGCATCATCCACATTCTCTGCATCAAGTTCACTAAAATCTTCTACAATCTTCACTTCATGAGCGCCAGATTCAGATAATACTCTATCAATAAATCTGTCGAATTGGTAGAAGTCTTTCTTATTGACTACAACAATCTTTACAAACTTTTGGTTTAGTTTTGAAACATCATAGGTATCATAGGCACCATTAGAGTCATCATAATAAACCTTTTCAAAGATTGTATATGGATTTACGATACGTTCTAGTTCTCTAGTATTTGTATCGAATACATGGAAACCCTTTGGGCATCCGTTATCAGACCAAGTCATTTGATAGGTATTACCCAAGTAATAGATTTGCCCATCATCAGACTTTTTATGAAAGTGTCCACTGAACACTGTATCAAATTTGTTTAAGAACCCTTTGTCATATCCACTCTCAGAATAATGTCCGGCGTGCATTTCAAAACCATTGATTTCCAAGTGTCCCATTGCAACCTGTGCTTTGGTGTTTTGGATTTCTTGCATAGTGTTTGAATAATTCTCAGAATTAATCCAAGGAATAAACATGATGGGTGTGCCATCAAATTCAACCGTAGTTGCTTCTGGATATACAAAGATATTAGGATTACGTCCCTCTACCAATTCTGATAGAGAGTTTACATCATTTGTGTTTTTATAGAAAGTATCATGATTACCCACCATCATATGGACGGTAACGTTCATATCTATAAAACGTTGTATAAAGCGTTCACGAAAATCCTTAGCAATCTTATACGAAACAAACTTGCGTCTGTCCATCACGTCACCTAAGTGAATGACTGTATCAATACCATGTTTCTCAATATATGGGAAGAATGTGTTTTCCCAAAACTGGTAAAAATATTCGTTGAATGCTAGGTTATCGTTTCTCGCTCCGAAGTGTGTATCAGTTATCAGTGCGATCTTCATCTATTTCGTTGCCCTCATCATCATAAAACATTTCCAACCCTTTGGGTTGAACCGATTTCTTCTTTTTGGGTTTATATACATCTTCAGCTGGAAGAAAGTTCTTCTGAAGATAATCAACGTAAGCGCCCTGATCCCCATCATCACCATCCACTAGAATATCGACATTCATGTTTTCGATAATCTTGTGTTTGACGTGTTGTTGTTTTTTCTCTTTTTGAATTCTACGAATAAATGCGTAGTAGATGATTTGTGTAAAGTATGCGAAAGGATTCTTAGACTTCTCTGGGTTGAAGTTGCCTGCATACTGTAAACAGTTTTCAATACCATCAGAGATCATTTCTTCTCTATAGGTATAGTTGATAAAATTTGGTCTATAGGATAGGTGATTTGCAATCTTGAGGAAGCATTCTCCAATATAGTTGGTGATTGGTGGTTGTGGTTCACCATTCGCCTCTGCTTCAGCACAATTTGCTTTCCACTCTTTCATTGCTTCTAGGAACTTTGCATTATCAACGTAATGCACTCCCGATTTCTTTTTTGTCATAATAACTCCACACATATTGTTGCGTTATAATTGCAACTATTCATTCATTATACAGAAAACAACGAGAAAGTCAAGAGATAAATGTTTTTTAAAAAATCTATTGACAAGCCCTTGACAAAACGGTATAACAGCTATGCTGGGTTTGAGAATGAATAGATTTAATGAACTAGTTTAGATTCTGGTTCCCATTCATCTAAGAGCTCTTCCTCTTCAGAAAGATATTCTTCCTCAAATTCCTTAGTATCATATCCTCTAACATCTTCAGAGTCTTGAAGATTCATTTTGTTTACACAATATTCATAAAACTTGCATAAACCAAAAGAGGCGTTGACAATGGCAAGGACTTGAGCCTTGGGTATGTCAACATTGTTTTCTTCTGCAAAATGTATCCATCTTTGAAGAGAGATTGATTCTTCAATTCCTTCCTGTCCTATTTTTGGAACAGAAAGAATTTTCAAAGGACTTTTTACATTAAAAGTTCGTGGATGCTCATCAGCAATCAACTCGCTTACAATTTCTTCACCACTAGACAATTTCATAACTTTTATTTGATTTTCTGTTATTGTCATTTAATTTTTATCCTGTTTATTTCATAATCAAACTGTTCTTCATTATAGATATTTATTCGCTCCAGAAAGTGTCCTAATGTAAAGTTGCGTTTGGATTTATAGGTTAAGTCATCTGCTAAATCAAAAAGGGTAGCACTATCTTTATTGTCCCCTTTACGCAAACCTCTTCCGATTGATTGCAAGGTTTTAACTTTGGACTTATTTGAGAGGAGAACACGATGTTATGGAGATTACGAATATTAATACCAGTAGAAAACGTGCCGTAGCTCGCAATAATGATTCCGTCCTTTTGATTTTCAGTAATCGCCCGTATCTCCTCACGCTCAGAGGTTTCTGTGCCACCGTAGACGTAGAATACTTTTCTTTCTGTTGCATTATTGATCAAATCGTAGAGAACATTACCATGTTTCTCTACGAACTGGAATAATACCAGTGTATTACCTTTTAGGTTAAGTGTTAAATCCCTAATGAACTCATTTCGTTTAGGGTGCGTAACTATGAAGTCTATTTCATCTTGATAATTCATATCCTTCACAAGTTTACATTCATGTTCTGGATACGTCAAGACTAAAGATTTGATTTGGAATGATGCAAGGGTTTTGTTGTCAATTAACTCTTTAGTAGTAACCACCTTATTTAGTGTTCCAAAGAGTCCTTCAAGAACTAATCTGTGTGTTTGCATACCGTCAAGGGTTCCTGTCAAGCCAAACCTATATTTTGTTTGGTGCATTTTTGACATGATTGTGGTAAGCGACTTTGCCTTAAATAGGTGTGCCTCGTCACCTACTACCATTCCAAATTGTTCAAAATAACTCTTTGGGAATTTGTAGATAGATTGCCATGTGGAAATAACCACTGGTTTTGTAACATTCTTATCATGTCCACTGTAAATCTTCTGCATATACTCTTCTTGCCATCCATAGTCAATAAAGTCAGAATACATCTGTTCGACTAGAGATGTTGTTGGAACAAGAATAAGAATCTTATCTGTTGCTTTGTCTTGCAAAAGCAACATATAGTATCGCACTAAGATGTAGATAATAAGAGATTTGCCAGATGCAGTGGGACTAAGAAGTAGGGCACGATGTTTTCTGATAGCATGTTCAATGGCATCAACTTGATAGTCACGAGGTTTGATAGATCTTCCTTGACTTCTAAGTCTAAGGCTTCTAATGAACCCATCAAGTAGTTGTCTTTCGATTTCTTTTTCATCTTGTAATTCCTCACTAATGGTAAAAGGTTCCTCCCATTCATCCAACCACTTAGTTAGATATGGAAGTAACCCAAGATACAACTCTCCTGTCGCTGGAGAGAACAAACGAATTTTACCGTCCCAAATACGGTTACGATACGCCGGCATAAACTTAGCGCCCGGCACTTCAAATGTAAAGTATTCTGATAACGCTCTAGCAGTAGACGGTTCTGTGTCTACTTGCAAGTATACGTCATTCTTTTTAGATACATGTGTCATACAACACCATCAACAAACTTACGCCATTCTATTGCATTCTTGATATCCCAACCACGTTGTTGGACTTGTTTTAGAATTCGTTCGCATGAGTCCATACACATTGCATAGTATTCTACTTTCTGTTTTGCCTTAATAAGGTCTTCATCAGAATCCATGTAGATATGCAAGTCTGCTTTGAGAACTTTATGGTCGAAGGGATTATCACGATAGACTTGTGGTTCTGCTTTACCAGTATAGTATTCCCACTTCTTACGTTTGAGGACATTATAGTTACCCTCATTCATAAGTTTGAGTTGTCTAAAGTTGTTGTATATGGTGAGATATTTTTGATGAAGAGATGCAGTTTTCAGAGACTCATCTGCGAGTTCCAAATCATCCATCTTCAAATCTTTTTCAGCCTGTTGCTGAAGTTCTTCAAGTGTCATAATATTTCACATCCTTAATAATAAAGTGAGCAGTGATTGGTTAGAACTTGCTGTTCTATATTATCCCACATGGAGACTCAAAAGTTGATTGTTCAAGTCAACCTTATCATCTGCTCATACTTATTTATAACGTTACGATTTCGTAGATATCATAGTTGAAGGTAACTGAGGCAGTCAGCTGTGTGGCACCTTCATCTTTTGTATCATACTGCAATCCAGAAAGTGATGTAGGATACATGTTCCTAAAATTCACTTGTAGAACTGGATTGTTCTTATTTGTTAAAATAGTTAGTGTTCCATCTGTAGTCAATACAGAGGGGTTTGCAACATTACCTTTTGTAGTGTTGGGTTTGGGGTTATCTTCATTGCCTTGATTGATTGCGTTTTCAAACTGTTTATTGTCTTTAGGGAAACCAATGCCAGTCATCCAATCATAGATTTCTTTCCAGTTCGATAAATCCTCTTGAACAATAAACTGCAACTCCAATGGACTAAAATTAATAGTGTCACCCATAAATGGCATTGCAGTATAACGAGTATTCATAATAGCATCACCAGAAAAAGCGATGCCAGGCAGATTTACCTCTGTCGTAAAATATTCGACATTGGGTATCTTTAAAATTTGAAACCGAAACTGAGTAGGACGAGCATAGTCAAAGTTTTCGGGTTGTCTGTTTAGTGCATTTAGTCTAGGCATTTCTATTCCCCTTATAGCACTATTTATAACGCTCATAAAAAAAGGGGAGTCCCGAAAGACTCCCCTAAGTTGGTTGATTTAGAATCAACTCTTATTGTTACATGATGTTTGTAACTTTAACACGTCTGTAGTAGGTGTTTAGGTTTGCGTTTAGAGCACCAGCACCAGCTGTTGCACCTTCAGCAAATGGGTTTGCAGTCATGCCGTAGCGTGTCTTGAACCCGATTTTTGGCTGGAATGTGTTCTCACCAACCGCACGAACCATCTGTAGTGGAACGTATGGGCAGTAGAAGATACCAGCGTCATAAGGAGATGTTCCCTTATAACCTACTGTGTAGTATTGTGAAGCAGCACCGTTTCCAGAATATGGATCGATGTATACTTTGTAACGTCCGTTTAGGACACCAGCGAATGTGTTGCCAGAATCGTCAACGTTTAGGTTGTTGTTAAGAGCAGGAGTGTAATCCAATACACCAGCCATTTGAAGTGCAGATGCAACATCAGATGAACAGATGATTGTGTTACCTTTGCCTCTACGAGTCTGTTGTGCGATTGCGTTTGCATCACGCTCAACTTGGAACATCAAACCTTTGAACTTCTCAACTGACCAACGGCCGTTTGAGTCAACGTCTAGGTCGAAAGTTCCTGCTGTTGCAGTATCAGTCTGTGCGCCAGGCTTCGCAACAGTGTAGATTGTGCGAATGACTTCACGGTTGATTTCTGCAAGAATTTCAGCAGATAGGATGTTTGCAAGTTCTGTTTCAGCGTCCAAACCGTGGATTGCTTTAAGATCCTGTGCAAGTTCCATTGTGTATTCTGCTTTTAGAGCACGAGACTTTGCAGTAACAGTCTGCTTTTCGATTGAGAATGCCATCTCACCGAAGTCTGCGCCTACACCGTCACCAAGTGCTTCAGCAGCAGCAGTTGACATACCTTCACCAGAAGTATAAGTTCCAGCAGGTGAGTCGTTAAGAACAGCAGGGTTAGTGCCGGCCTGTGTGCCTGTGCCTGAGAAGTCAGAATCAGCTTCGTTGTAGAACGCTTCTGTTCCTGATTGGCTAGTGTAACGTGAACGCATTGCGAAAATGAGTCCTGTTGGGCCAGTCATTGGCTGAACACCAGCAACGTCATATGCAATAAGGTTAGGCATTGCACGGCGCACTAGTGAGATCATGATTGGATCCCAGTTGTCAACTGAACCGCCAGTGGCGTTAGTTGGAGCAGCTTCGCCGAGGAAACCTCTGTCTTCACGAAGTGCTTTTTCTTGGTTTTCTAGGATAACTGTGGTTACAGCCTTACGATAAGAGTCGTTGATCTCTGGAAGATCGTTATGCTCTAGGACTGGCTGCCACTTTTCCTGTAGATGTTCTGTCTGGAACATTTTGTTTCTCCTTAATTGAGTTTTTTTCTAATAATATTTATAAAAGTTAATAGTTTAACCTATTAACCTCTAGCTCGCTTTACATTTTTACTGATTGCAGCCATGTAAGCGGACATTGCACCAGTTGTATCGTAAGATTCAGAACCATCTGATTCGGAGTCTACAGATTCAGCGATAGTGGTTGCCTTAGGGAAATAAGATTCCTTAAGCGTGTCGAGTTTCTCTTTGAAAGATTCTTCCGAAGTGAACTCAACATCTTCTGCAAGTGATTTAAACTTCTCTACCTCAGTTGCGGCAAGATCAGCAGAAACCTCTGCAAAAACAGACTCACGAACCAATGATTGGTTTGCAGACTTTAGTTCTGCATTCTTTTCGATTTGCTCGTTAATCTTTGACTCTAGTTCATCAATCTTTGCAGACTGTGATTCTAGAATGTCATACTTCTCATCTGGAACATCAATATAATGTTCTGTGAACAAGTCTTTAAGACCTGAGATGAAGTCTTCTGCGATTTCGCCTTTGAGACCACGCTCAATTGCGATTTCGTTTTCTTTCATCCACTCTTCTACAACATAGTTCATGTATGCGTCAACCTTTTCAGTCAACTCATCACGCACTCTATTGATTTCTTCAGCGATTTCTTGTGTCTTAGACATTTCGATACGCTCTACTTCTGAACGAAGTTTGGATTTAACAGCGGCTTCAAAAATTGTAGCAGCCTTTTTCTGGAAGTCTTCTGATAGTTCTTCACCTTCTGTAAGTGCAGAAACATCCTCAGATACATCTACAGATGCAAGACGGTCTTCAAGAGTAGATTCGTCAACTGACTCTTCTTTCTCTTCTTCATCGTCATTCATCATTGATTCGTATGCAGCCTTCAAATCAACTGCTTTCATGCCTGCAAGTTTTTCTTGCATTGCAGTAATCATTGATTCTTTAGTCATACGGGCTTCTTCTAGTTCCTCACCGTCATGGTCGATTTCGACCCCAGCGGCTAGAGGTTCTTTAACTTTGGTTGGTTCATCGTCACCACCGGCATCTTTTGCGCCCTTATTCTGAGCATCCTTGGCGGGTTTCGTTGCTTTTGCAGCGTCAGCGCCTTTCTTCTCTTCTGGGTCGACAACAGCTTTGCCAAGGTCTTGAACTTCCCCTTCAACCTTTTCCATTGAGTCACTTTTACCGGCACCGTCCGTAGGTTGCTTCGCTTCTTCAAGCTCTGCCTGGACTTCCGCTTCTAGTTCCTCAATTGTCTTGTCTAGTTCTGACATTGGGATTTCTCCTTGAGTTTGTTATCTTAACATATTTATAATGATTAAAGTTTTGACAAAAATTTAGCAAAGGCAAGTGCGGAAACATTATCATTTCTACGTCTTACCCCTTCATTAATGTCATTTTTGATTTCAGCAACATCAACTTCTTGAAGTATACCGTTGTTCCAAATCCATTCTTTACCCTCCATAATACCTTCAACGAAGGCTTGTGGAGCAGAAGGGTCTGCAACAATATCTGCCGCAGTGGCAAGATAAAAATCGTCTTTCACATAATTCGCACCACCACGAGACTCTAGTGAACCCATGCCTCTTGAAGAGACACCAAGTTTACCACCGTCTTTGATTAGTGCTTTCGCAATTTCCCCCATCGGAGTTGAGAGCAACTTGGCCTCACCGATAAAGTTCTTTCCATCCGCCTCAAGTTTCGTAATCATGTGTGATACTCGATCCAGATTAACCGTAGGGCCTTCTGGGTGTCCGAGTTCGCCAAATGCACGTCCTTCAGCAACAAATTCTTTATTATATCTGGTGACTTCTTTTTGAAGGACACCAAATGGGTAGACACGACCATTTCTATTTTTCTGGTCTGCCTGCATGAAGATTCCACGAATCTTCATTTCTTTTGATCCACCGTCTTTTTCTTCAACGATGTATTCAACTTCTTGTATCTGTTCTGCAATTAATTTCATTAGACTTCTCTTTACATTACCGTTAATACTTCACGTTCAAAATAATCCATAAGTTTCTTTTGCGGAACTTTAAACTCTTTTGCAACGTTATTTATTGTTTTCTCAAAAGTATTTAGGAAATTAGAAGGTTTAGTGTCCATTTCTTTAAATATTGCATCCACAGCCTTCTGCATCTTGGGAGATAACTTCTTATACTCCCTAGACATTTTGTGTTCATCCTTTTCTGGCAACTCTCTTCTGAGTTGAGAAACGGTTTTAGTCACTGTCTTCCTCACCAACTTCTGGGATATGATGTGTCACAAAAGTCTTTGCAACTTCCATACGTTTTGTTTCTAGTGCATCGCCAACCTTTTGTGCGAGTGCATTATTGAAATGTGACTCCGCCTCAAGGTTATCGCCTGATGCAATTGAGTCAACAAAGTCTCTTACATTGTCCATTATTTATCTCCTTTTGTGGGATCGTTATGTGCGAACATGCCGTCATCGGCACCCATATCTTCTCCGCCACTTTCATCTTTGATTTGATTATCAATATCCTCAATCTCATCGTCTGTCATTTTAAGAATATTCTTCTTCACATATTCTTTAGAGAAATATGTTCCGACATACGATTCGATTTGTCCTAACATATCTAGACGTTCCCTCAGAATCTCAGTATTCTTGAGTTCTGTAAAATATCCATCCTGTAGGAAATCAAATTGAATGTGTTCTTTTATCGTGTGCCATTCTTCTTCTGCGATAACACCCTTTAGTATAAGTTGTGTTTTAAGCATATCTTGGAACAACACTGAGAACTTCTTACGAAGTCTCTGCACGAATTTTGTAAACTTGAGTTCGTCACGAGTGATGTTATCTGAACGTCCAATTTGGAATCCAGTTTCTTCTGCAAGTCTGGATACTGGAACGTTCAATGAACGATACAACTTCTTCTGGAAGTATGTAATGTCATCAATCTCACCAAGGTTTGAACCGCCTGGCAAGGTTGTAATCTCTGTTCCACGTCCACCTTCTCTACGAGGCAACCAGAAATCTTCCAACATAGACATATGATTTCTGTCATCTCTGATTTCACCAGTTCTCGCATCGTATACT